CAAAGTAATAGTTCAAGATAGAGAAGCTGTTATCAGAAACAATTTCTTCCATCTTTTTAGTAATTTTCTTGCCTTCTGCAATAAGACCTGCAATAGTCATTTTCTCTTTTGTCATAATGATCAATCTCCTTAAATTTAAAATATATAAAGTTTATTGTAATATATTGTAACCGTCTTAGTAATTATTTAATACCACCTTGACGTTTTACATTGAACCCACCGAAGTGAATGAAATCTTCATCATTATCAAATCCTAAATAAGCAGATTCAATAGTAACATAATCACCTCGACGCAAAGTACGCATAGCTGCATCAGCATCTTTATTTTCTGCTTGGATAGCTACAGCTTTATCAGCCATACGTCTTGCTTTATCATCAGTTGTATCATATTGCATGAATGGTGCTAATGTAACAACAGCAGTATTACCATCAATTTTAACACCAACTACATAACCACTGATTCTGAAACCTTTATTCTTTTCCAAATAACCAGTTAATTTTGTATTCTTGGATGGTGGTTGTACACCATCCACCATTTCAGATACAATTTCATATGTTGTGATATCCTTATAGGACTTAGGTTCTGAAGGACCAGCGATTGCATGGTATAACCCATGCAATCCACTATTAATGCCACCAATTACCATAACAGCAATTAGGAAGCCAACAATATAACCAATCCATTTAGTTTTGAAATAGTGTTCACTAATAGTGCCAAATACAATTACTGATTTTTCAAATGCATTACCTGTAGTACCTTCTAAATTTTTACTAATCTTTTCTGTTAAAGTCATTTTGTTTTCCATGATTTGTTCTCCTTGATAAATTTTAAAAGTTTTAAATAAAGTTTAAATTAAAGTAAATAAAATAAGTCTTTAGGAGTAGCCTTTCTCCAGTCTATATGCTGTACTAATAAACTTAATATATTAGCAAACCAATTAGACTTTCCTACTGTTCTCAAACTTGTAAGATAATCATAGTTTTCTAGTTCCATATTCTTTTGAATAAAGGATTCTATTTCAGATTCGATAACCATAATTCTATTATTGGTTACATCTCTTAAGATATTAATATCTTCTCTATCCATATGACGGATAGATTCAATAATCTTAATATCATTTTGATATTCGAAATAAGTTCTTTCTTCATTAGAAACAAGATTTTCTAAACTATTTTCTGGTAGTTTAAAGAACCGTAGTATCAGAGAAATTTTCTCCTTGTCTGATTCTTTAATAGATATTATATTATTGATAGATTCCTCCTCCTCTATAAAAACATATCTATCATCACAATACCTAAAAAAGAATTCTCTGATAAGAGGTACAAATAAATCAGTGGTCTTCATACCATATTTAGAGAATTCTATTGTTATATTCTCTGAACATTTTTTCTTATCAATAGTTCCGATAACTCTTAAATTGATTATCGACGCTATTTCAATAATACCATCAGCATCATTGAATAACAGATTGAACTGTGGTACAAACCACAAGCCCATATGGGCGTCTATCTCTTTAAAGATGGACTGTATCATATAGTTTTCACCTCCTTTAAATATACTATATTCACTATTATAGTATATAATTATAACCAATTTTAGAAAAAAAATAAAGGGCTCAAAAGAGCCCAGTATTTTTTATTACCAGTTCACATCAAATTTTTGAACTGCCTTTGTAAGGCCACGTTCATCTTTTATGATGCACTTAGGATCAGTCGTAGGACTAATGAAGTCCTTACGTTCAGGATACGTTGTACGCACCAATGTAGGCACAATGTAATACAACCCTTCTACTTCCTCAGGAAGCTCAATTGGTAGAGTCTCAGTTTTACCAAATACTAATTCTCCCTTTTCCTCCTCTGTTGACATAACAGGTAGTCTTAGGGCTGCGTCTTTACCAACTGTTGGAAATGTAATACTAAATGAACGATCCTTTGCCTCATAAGTTGCGTCATGAGGACAAAGATTTAAGTATTTACCAGCTTCTAATTCCACAATTAGGTTGTTGAAAATTGTTGCGTAAGTTGTCATTTTTGTTCCTCCTATAAGTAATTAATAAACAATGACAAAATGAATATCAGACTCTCACATCTTATATTCATTATTATAGTATATAATTAAAATGATATAGTTTTACAGTACCATATGAGACAGATTCAACCTCCTAAGCCTAAATCTGGCTTAGGAGATAGGTTGTTTAGTTATCATTTAAAGGGTCGTTAGAGAGTGTAGTGTCATCTATTGGAAAATAGTATAATAGGTCATTTCTATGAGATTCAGTAAAATCACCATAACTGAAGTTACATTCTCTACCTACTATTTGAATTCTTGTATCATATCCAGTTCCATCTTCAAATCTCATATTATCTAATAGATAGATCTTGTTACCAGCAACTGCATATAATTTAGAAGTATTGTATTCTTCTATGAAGAACATAATATCATCATAGTGTAATCTTCCAAGAGTATTAAATCTATCTGGTACTACATAGAAATATGATATATACTGTTCTTCTTTCATCCATTTAATCCAATCTGAGTGATTAGGAAATAGATTCATATATTCATTAGGAAGGTATCTATCTGCAAAGAAATCAAATAAGAAATCTCTATCTGTGATTAATTCTTGATATTCTTTTCTAAATTGTTCATTAAGATCATCATATGGTAATTCGATAATATAAACTCCATTATCTTTAATATTTACATCATAGCATTTACCAGTGGATCTTAGTTTTAAAGCGTATAATGGAGAGAAGCTAGATCTTTCTTCTTTGATATTGAAATAGATTACGTCAATATCTGATAAGTCAAATTTGATATCTTCTTTAGTTTCATCTTCATTATCTAATAATAGAACGTTATCTATAGCTTTACATTTAATGAGCCTAAGCCATTCTCTAAGTTCAGTTTTCTTCGGTTTATATTTATTAATCCTAGCATTCCTAGTAAGATATTTTTTAGCCATAACTCTTATAACTCCTAAACTAAGTAAAATCCATATTGTATATTATCCATATGTGAAAAAAAAATAAAGACCCTCTAATGAAGGTCTTTATTTTATTAATCATTTTCTTTTTCAATAGCAAAATCTTCTATTATGTTATTATACATTACCAATTTAGTATTAGCTGATTTGATTCCGATACTACTTATCATATCCACTACTTTTTTAAAGTTATTTTTGATCTCTTCATTCGGAGCTATATTCTTTATACTTTGATCGCATAACCAATCAACAAAGGTAGAATGATCACTATAAGGCATAGCAGCATCAAAATCTATTTTTTTATTCTCCATAAATCTTTCAAATACCATATAATTGGCAGCCGAGTATGTTATCAATTCTTCTGCTAATTTGTTGAAGTCATCTCCATCTTTAGCATAGAACCAAGTAACAGGAATCTTTCTTCGATATCTATTTCCATATGGGCTTTCTAACCATGCGTGCTCTTCAACGATTCGTTCTCCAATTATTTTACAGCATACAAAATCCGCAGTCTCTCTAATTTCTATATTTGATAGATATCTAAAAGGTTCTTTTCTTTTAGAAGTTAATCTAAGAGTATTCATCAATACTTGTTTTATATAGGACTTCTCATCAGAGGTTAGCATATAACATTGTTTCATCGTAATGATCTCCTTCTACTCCATTATCACGGCCTAATATTTTAACTACAAACTCTTCTGCTCTATCTTTTACATTACAGCTGAATACAGGATGTTTTACAGAATTCCATCTAGCAGTACTATTCAAATCTTTAGGTATTTGATCTAATCCAGTTTCAAAATAATATATGTAGTAGCATGCAATTTCTTTTAAAATCTCTCTAAATCTATTAACGACTTCCTCATTTGTCTGTGGACGGTCTCCTAAGATCTTATCTACATACACGTTTAATTTTTCATACTTTCTTTTAAAGCCTGTATATACGTCATATCTTTTTCTTAAGTGTAAAGATACTCGTACATAATCGTTTTGTTCACTAACAACTACTTCAAAATCATCTCCTATAGACATATATGCTCTATATTCTGGATAGGAACTATTATTAGAAATATAATGGTTTGCTATCTTTGAAACCATTGATCTAATATCCTTTCGATCTCTTTGATCTAAATATAAATAATATCTCATTTTTTAATCTCCCCTATAATAGCATCATAGTCTGGACTATCTGTATATTTATCATAATTCTCTTTAATAGAGTCTCTAGCCCAACCTTCAATATTATTTGGTTTATCATCAAATACGATGATATCAGCATAAGTAAACCCAGGCATAAATCCTGGTTGTCCTGGCATACCAGTTTGTGGTTCTATTTCTTTATTATTCTCTAAATCAAAAGAATCAATAACGTAAACAAAAGCAGTTGTTTCATCTAGATATTCCACTTTACCAACTATACCAGATCTTAATTCTCCAGTAATTTCATCATTCCACTGGATTTCGTCTTTTAATTGTGGGATTTGTAATATACTCCTATGAATCATTTTTATTCCTCCTTAAATATTTAAATCTTCAAAATATGATTCCACTATTATAGTATATAATTGAAAGCAATTTTTTACAAAAAAAATAGAGATGGGAAATTAATCCCATCTCTAATATTTCTAATCTACATTAGCACCATATTTAGATTTAAATTCTTCTATCTTAGATAATTGATTTTGGTTATACTTATATCTACCAATACCAACTAAGCTATTTAAGTTAATAAGAATATCCTTAAATACATTGATAGAAGGATTCATCTTACCATCATCTCTAGAGATACAGAATGCATTTCTAGGAGAGTATACTGCTTCGCATGCTTCTTTAAATTCTTTATTATAAAGCATTAATATATTAAGTGTATCCCCGTCAAAATCAGCAGCTAACCCATCTAATGTATATACATCAATACCCATTGTATAGTCTAGAGTACATCCTACAACTCTTTTATATACGATTGATTGATAGAAAATAGTTGGGTTACGATTGATCAATACAGATACTCTATTAGTATTAATCAATTCATTAATAATTTGCAATACACGCTCATCTACTTTAAGAGATGCATAGTACCAAATTTTATATGCCTGAGCATATGTAATATTATAAGATTTCTTGATAATATTAATAAGTCTTTGTTGCATCAAGATGCATAGACCAAAGTATGGTAATGTGATCTCATCCATTCTTAATTTAGGATTAGGTACAATAACCGAACGTTCAGAGAATGCAGTACGCCCAGAGATAATAGATCTTAAAGTACCTTTCTTACCAGATAAGATAGCAATGATTTCTGTAGTTAAGTTTGTTAACTTAGATTGCATATCCCACAGTAATTGGTTTTGATATTTCTTATTTCTGTAAATAGATAGATTGTTCTTATTTACAGTAGCAGCAAGTTTTGCTAATAAGTTGAAATCGGCATTAGTAGATTCAAATGTAAATCTATGATTTTCTACTTTAGCAATACGGAGCTGTGTAGTGTATACAGGAATAGAGTGGATAAATACTTTATCTCTTTCTTTCATAATCTCATCATAGAATTCCTTCTTAGCAGGTTTCTTCTTATAGAAGTATTCGATGATCTCATCAAAGTGATCTCTAAAACCCATCAAACCAATACCAGCAAATCTAGTATCTAGAGATGCCTTTTTGCGTTTACCGTATCCTCCACGTTTGGATTTTTGTTTTAAGATACGTTTATCGTATTGGGTCATAGGTTGACCATTAGCATCTAATTCAACCGATGGTTCGATAATCTCTTCTAAGTTATTCTTCCCAATTAGACTAGAGATGGTTAAAAATAGTAATGGATGGATAAGACAAAATTCATCTTTAATCTTAATCCAACCAAAGTAAGTAAAATCTACACCCACAGATTTAACTTCTGTACCACATGTAGGGCAAACCCAATTTTGATCTCCTGGAACAGCATAGAAGGCACCTTGAGTACAACCATACTTACAGGAGTATCTGTTAGAATATGGATTCTTATCTTGTAGAGATTTTCCATATTTAGAGCTAAAGATAGAATCATCTGATTTCAATGCTTTGTTAATTGGTTGTGGTTCTTTAATAATGAAACCATGTCCATTAGTGAGGTCTTTACGGCATTCCTCATCAAAATTGATCATCTCAAATTTAGTGAAATAATCAAATTGTTCACTCCTTGGATAGGCATTCGCGCTATTGTGATCCATCTTAAATTCTCCTCCTTTTTAATACCTTAAACAAAAAGAATTAATAATAAGTAAATGGGTTTGTAAAAATAAAACCCGCTAAGTACATTTAGTACTTAGCGAATCTTATTTCAAAATTATAGTATATAACCCATTATTTGATTGAAGACTTTTTATAATTTTTATAAGACTGAATTAGGAATTCTATCTTAGTCAATGGAACTACAATACTTCTAACCCTAGCAGATAGTTCCAACTTTTCTTTTATAAAACCTACAAATTCTTTCTCTATGATATAACTACAAACCCTATCATAAGAGTCTATAATTCTTTTCCTAGTTTCTGGTAATTGGTCGTAAGTATCTGAACTGAATCTTACTTCAATAGCACTTTCTTTTTTACCAGTTTTTAATTCTACGATATATAAAAATTTATTTTTGTCTTCGACTGTAATTTTGAAATTCCCTGATACCATTTTTGATATTCCTTCACCTTACATTAAAATTTTATATCCATTCTTTGGGATACTCATTATAATGTCAAACCTATCCAAATATACTATGGAGACATTCATATAATTCTAAAGATTCATATGAAAGGAGTTAACCTTTTATGGCATTAAAAGTTGTAAAACGACAAGCTAAAAGAATAACAGATCCTAAAGATATTGAATATCTTTTGGCTATAACAGAGGACGAGTGTACTAAACTATCTTTTGCAATGGATATGTTTGGTGAATTTAATGATACAAGAAGATTTCAACCATATGACCTAGTTGATATTCCAGTTGGAAGTTACGGTCCTGAAGGTAATAAGAATAGTAATATTATCAAAACTACTGTAGGTATTTGGGTATTTAATAAGGCATTTATAGAACAAGACTTATTTGAACTATTCGGTTATATAAATGAACCTATTACAAGCAAGATGTTTAAGAAGATCAATAAACAAGTTTCTTATGCAGTAGTAGAAGATAAGGTACCTTTAGATGCATTAAAACGTCTTATTACTAAAACAGAAAAGTTCCAACCGTACTGCAACATATTATCTGCTTCCATTACTGAAAATATGATGAGTATTCCTAAAGCTATTTCTAAAAAGAAACAAGAGTTATTAAAGAAATATGAAAAGGAATTAGATGAACACGATCCAGTAGTATCTCAAAAAATAGAACAAGAACTAATCAAAGACTGTAAAGAAATGCTTAAAGATGATCCATCTATCGATATGATTAATTCTGGTGCTAAGATTGACTGGAACAATAACTTCAAAAACATGTTTGTTATGAAGGGCGCATCCAAAAATCCTGATCCATTAAATCCTAATGGCGAATATACTGTTATTAAATCTGATTTAACTACTGGTATTAAGCCTGATGAATATGCAGCATTCTCAGACTCTCTAGCATTTGGTCCATACGCTCGTGCTAAGAAAACTGCTGATGGTGGTGCATGGGAAAAAATCTTCGTTAAAGCATTAGAACATTTAACTGTATTAGAAGAAGGTTCTGACTGTGGTACTAAACGTTATAAAGAAATTCTTCTAACTGGTGATAATATTGATGACTGGATGTATAGCTATATTGTAGAAGGTTCTAGATTGGTAGAACTAACTTCTGACAATAGAGATTCTTATATTGGTAAGAAAGTAAAATTAAGATATTCTGGTCTGTGTGAATCTGAAAAAGGTATTTGTAATAAATGTGCTGGTAATCTATTTACTAGATTAGGTATTAAAAATGTAGGGGTTGCATCATACGTTATTCCTGCAAAGATTAAATTGAAATCCATGAAAAACTTCCATGATAGTACTGTTAAGACATTCGATATGGAAGAATATGGTTATGATAAAATCTTTGGTTATTAAAATCTTATCCCCTACTAGATTAATTCTAGTAGGGGTGTTTTTAGTAATATGAAAAGTGTAACAGTAACGGTTAATAATACAGCAACTATTGTAACCCATATAAGGATCTCTAATCTTTCTTCTTCAAGAGCTAGATCTATTACAGTATAAATATCATCAACGTATTCATCAATAGGTTTTGAATCTATCATATAATCAGAATCATCTGTTTTGATATCTTTTTTATTTGTTTTCATATTAGATCTGTATCTAACATACTCTTCATTAGATCCTTCTTTCTTAAATCTTTCAAAAGCAAGATTTTTAACCATTTCTCTTAATGCGTCCCTCATATATAAATCACCATCCTCTTTACTCCTTAGTTTCTATAATAGTAAAAAAGAACCCCATAGGAACAAAGTCCTATGGGGATAGATTTTATTAGAAGTAGATACGATAGATGATATCCCAAGAAGCACCTAAGTCATTTAAGAACTTATTAGGGAAATTGATTCTTGTAGCTGGACGGATATCTTGATAGTAAGTATATCCATCTTCGCTTTCTTTCTTATATGCTAAGCATAAGCTGATACAGTTGAATCTAGCATCATTAATACCAGTAGTATTAATAAAGTAATCACGGCAGTCATCTTTAGTAATAACCAAAGTATTTTCTACAATGATTTGTGCTGGTAATTCAGATTGATCATCATAAATCGTAGCATCAATAGGAGTACCATCTTCCAATTGTTTACGTTCAGTAGGATCGCTATCAAACTTTTTAAAGTAATAAGCAACCATCTTTTTATTCTTTAGCTCTTTACGACCAAAGTAAATTTGGCGATTATCGGCATCAAGATCTTTATCTTCTGGAACATATTGGAATGGAACCATGTCTTCTGGAGCAATCCATTTCTTATTATCTACTTCATATTTTAAAGCAGATTCACGGTTACAACCAGAAGTACCTAAACAGAATAGTTGAACAAAGTAGTTATTCAAAACTTCTTCTTGATTAGGATTATTAATTGTATTTTCTAATTGTAGTCTATTATTATAGGTAGGAGTTACAAAAGATTTATCATGAAGATCAAACATTCGCATAGCAATAAATTCGGATCCAGAGATAAGAGTTTTATTACTACCACGGAATAGTTCTAATCCAGTATCATGATCTCTAATAATAACTTCTGTTTTTAACCCATTAGGATGACCTTCTTCTAAGGATACAAGATCTTCAGATCCTTCAGAAGATTTAGTTAAGACTTCCTCTTGGATTTTATATTTATCATTAATCACGTTGGTATTCCTCCATACTTTATTTAGATTTCACTATTACATATTGGTCATGAGTTAATCCACATTTATCTTCAAAGTCTAGAGGTGGATTAAAGATTTTAACTCCAGTTAAATTAGTACATTCAGCAAACATTCCTTCACAGTTAGTACTGCTAGTCATATCTATAATACCTGTAATTGTAGTTAAGTTAGAGCATCTATTAAACATATCTCCAAAGTCTTCTACTTTAGAAGTATCGAAGTGAGTCAAGTCTAATGTAGTTACATTAGTAGCTGCAAACATTTCATTCATATTAGTGGCAGAGCTTGTATCAATCCAGCTTGTATCTATAGTAGATAAACCAGAACACCATCCAAACATTCCAGAGAAATCTTCTACTTTAGAAGTATCTATATGAAGATTAGGAATATCTGACACTGCACTTCTTTCAAACATTTTTGAAACGTTATTAGCTTTAGCACCATTTAGTTCTGTTAAGATAGCAGAAGATAATATATGCATAGTAGAATCTGGATCTTTGATAGACATGTATTTCTTGAGGCTTATGTAGTCATTAGTAATATTGATAGAGAGATTGAAGTCTGTATCAACATTGGTTTTAGTAACTACTTCGTATTGATCGTGTCTAATCTTAGTTACAGATTCAAAATCTGCAGGAGGATTAATAACTTTTACACCAACTAAAGTATCGCAACCAACAAACATGTTCATATAGTTTGTACAAGAACTCATATCCAATACACCTTCAATATTTACGAGTTTTGAACAATCTTCAAACATGAAGCTCATGTCTTTAACTTTAGATGTATCCCATGTAGAAATATCTATAGAAATAACATTTTCACAAGCGGAGAATGTTTCAGACATATTTACTACATTCTTAGTATTAACCCATTTAGCATCTATACTACCTAGAGTATTACAATCTTCATACATAGCGAATGTAGAAGTAATCATAGAAGTATCTGCATGAATAAGATCAGATCCAGGAACATTTACTACTTTGGATAAGCCTTTAAACATTTCTTCCACATTGAAAGTATGTTCTACTAATGACAAGTCATTTTTAATAGTATCATTTAATATAGCTACTTGACCAGTAAGATTTCCTAAAGATTTCTGAGCATATTTAGATAGATCTTTATAAATACTATTAATAGCAATATTTAAACCAAACGTCCAATCCTTATAAGTAGTACCTAGTTTTAACTTACCTGGAATGATGATAGGTTTGATTTCTTCTTGAACAAATTCAAAGTTACCAACAAAGCTATCAGTATCTACATCTTTTCTATCAATATTAGTATCTGCATTGATAACAGCATTTACTTCATATAAGAATGGAGATAATTTACCAGTCAATAGATCTTGAGATAATAGATTCTTAACGTAATTGAATACGTCAGATTTGATAATATCTTTAGAGAACTGTTGGTAATCATCACCCTTAACAGTGCCATCTATATCTTTCATTATTGTTTGAGACCATAGATAAGTAGATGCTGGGATATCTATAATGATATACTTACGATCATTATTGTAGCTGAATACTAGATCTTCCCTCATCCAAGGAACTTTATCAAATCTTTCATCTACATGATTGATTTCTTTGTCAAATACCTTTTCTACGATAGGATAATATTCTGGTCTCTTATCTATTTCATTAGAGTAAGCCATATCATTAGGACGAATGATTACGTCTTCATCCCTGTCTTTACCCCAAGTGATTTCCATAGTAGTATTTCTTGTAAGGAATACTATCTTATAGGATTTAAAGAATTCGATCATGAGCATAATATACTTCATGATTTCATTACCAGAATGACCAGCATATCCATCAAAAATATATCTCATATCACCCATATATTCATTTAGGATATAGATGATATCATCTACTAGACTTGTAATAGTATCAATCTTTTCATCAGAAGAAATAATGCTATTTACCTTAACTAGTTTATCGTATAATACAGTATCTTTATCTTTTAAGAACTCAGTATATGTTTTAGCAATCTCACCATTGTTTAAAGTAAAGTACTTCATGGTGAGTTTCCAATTCATGAGGGAGTCATAAAGATCTTTCCATACTTTATATTCTTCCCAATCCTGAGCTTCAAGCATTCTTTGGCAAATAGTTCTACGAACTTCTATATTTGTTTTATAGATATTCATAAACTCTGCTAGATCTTTAATTTGAGATTTAGGAGTGATGAAATCCCAAATAGGGAATTCTTTTTCTTCTCTGTGTTTCTTTCTCAAGTATTCTTTAAGATCAGAGAGACTGGTTCTAAAGTTAAATCCTTGAACAATCATTGTCTTAGCAGGATTATCAATAATGAAATCTTCAATACCGTTAAACATGTAAGTCAAAGAAGTCATAAAGATAAATAAGTGTGCTAATTTAAATGGGTGAGAAGTAGAGATAGATGGAATCTTTACTAATAGTTTTTCTTCTAGAAGAATATCGTCATATAGCATACTGTAGAAATAACTCATTTGAGTAGAGTATGCAGAGATATCAATCATTTGAGTTATACCATAATATTTAGTTCTAGCATAGTTCCACGGTTGTTTGTAAATCGCATCTTTTACTAATTGATGATTGTTATCTTTATAATCAACTCCATCCCACCAGCCATCGCCTTTAACCATTACATCATAATCTTTATAGTTTGCACTATCTTTCATATTATCTGTAACGTATTGTTTATCTACAGGAATTTTGCAGAATTTTAGATTAGTAGTATATGAATAATCTTCTTCATATGCATAACCTACAGTAGATCCACCATTCGTATTATAGATATAATGAATATAGAGTTTGTCTCCATATTTAGCTATATCTTTAGGATTGGTAAAATAGAAACTACCATTAAAGATACTATACTCAGAGTCATCTAATACATTACCGTATGAATCAGTAATAATATAAGGCCATCTATTTTCAAAGTAGTAATCAAATGGAACTTTAATATCCATATATCCATCTGGAGTTATAGATATAGAATTTTCTAAAGTTTGAACTGTTAGAGATGGATTAGGATTGTTTAGATAATGCTTATTATAGATAAATAAGAAGTTTTCATTTATATCAGCATTAGAAACCATCTTAGGATTCATAGTAACATGGAACTGATTAGTTAGTCCCATATCATCACTAGAATGAATAGAGTTTTCACTAATAGTAATAAATCCTTGATCAGTTTGAATATAAGGGAAGAATGGGAAATTGATATTAAATTTAGGATCTCCATGATTGAAGATCTTATGAGTTTCTTCACTTAATACCAAAGTATTTTCTGTAACCCCATTATAGAAGAAAGTTACATTTAATTGCTGATCTTTCTTTAAGAAGTGTTTCTTTTTAAGAAGTCTGATATTTTTCTTATTATAGTTTACAGTATAATCAATACCTTCAGTAAGCATATTACCTTCGATATCAACACATACTTTATTTCCCTTAGTAAAGTAATTATCTACTGGGAAAGCAAGAGGGAATCTATCTTGATTATCAGCACCTGCTAGTAGATGTGTAATAGCTACTTTAATATTACTAAATTCAGGTTTGGTTCTATCTTTATTTACATAAACCAATTCTAATTCTAGTTCATCACCTTTTTGAAGAGCAAGTGTATCATTTACAATAACAAGAGAGTTATTAGTAACACTATACCAATCTTCAGGAAGATATTTATCTAGATACTTCACATAGTGTTTGTATTTAGTAGCTACATAGTTTTTGAATGGATAGTTTACTTTGAATTCATTTTGATAATCGGTAGAAGCTTTAAACTTGATTACCTTATCAACTAATTCAATATCTTCATTAATAGCATTTGTAGAGTAAATAAAATTAAAGTCTATTGGAGTGCCTTTTTCGAAATTACTTTGTTTTAATGTAATATAAGCACCACCATCAATTTCAGAAATATTGATAGTGTAATCTTTATTAGATATAAACTTCTTACCAACCATAACAAAGAATGTATTACCATTTAAGCAATAGTTTTTAAATGGTTCATCAATATGAATCTTAGTTTGATTAGCAGTATCTGTTAGAGTAGTGGACTTAAAGAATCTAGCTTGAGAGTAATTAGAATAAATAAAGATACAATTTACTTTCTTACCAACTGTATCTATTCTATTATCAATAGTAAGAACATTGGTAGCTAGATCTACAGAATATGTATTCTGAGGTAAGAATACAGAATCTACTGTTACGATTAATTGATTTTCTTTTAAGAAGAAATCAGAGAATGGTAAAGTTCCTAAGCTAATAGTATTAGCACCTTCATAAGTTTTTACTTTAGTTTGGAAGTTATAAGATTTATCTACGTTGAACTTAATATCTTTAGTAGATCTATCATAATAAAAATCATAGATGATTTCTTTCTTACCATCTAAGATCTCATTAAAGAATCTTACTTTGTTATAGTCGTAGATCTCATAATCTATTCCTTCTCTTAAGATTCTATCTTCTAATCGAATGAATAATACATTACCTTTTTGAAGATAGTATTCGAATGGGAATGGAATGATACCAGTATAGTCATAATATAAGTGACCATTAATATCTTTAGAAGATCCGCCTTCATAATCTACAATAAGATCACCATTTAAATCGTAACCAAGATGATTAGGAACAAAGGTTAGATCTTTACCTTTAATTTCTTGGAATGAAAGATTTACATATGATGCGGTCTGAACTTGTACTGCAGCATTGAAATCTTGTTTAGTAGATTTATCTTTTAAAGTAAGACTACCACCAATATCATATAATGAAGCACCATTAATAGCAGCGTATCCTAATCCAGCAGTAGTATTTAATGGATCACTAAATAAAGTAAGATCAAACCTAACACCTTTAATAGCAGCTACAGCTGAAGCTGCTGCCATTCTAGCTTCTAGACTATGATTAGATGCTTTGTATTCTTTAGACTGTAAAAGATTAGTAGTTCCCATGTTCTTACTAACGTTAGTGTTATACATAAGAATATCATGAGGGATAATCTGTCTTTCAGGAGTTTTTGTAAGATCTACCACAACATGATCTTCTTCAACAGTCTGATTATAGTTTCCTTTAAGGACTTTCTTAGATTTCCATTCAAAACCATTATAAGAATCTGGTTTTCTTTCTTTTACAAGCCAATATTTAAAAATCTTAATACCATACTTATCTTTAGTATCAAAGAGTTTAATAATATTAAGCATTTCGGTAGTAGAAGATTTATACTTACATAAAGAATGGATATTTCTAGCCAAAGCTTTTTGATACTCAATTGGAATTACTCTATAATATGGAACTCCATACATAGAGAAGATAAATTCAATACAACGTCTATCAAGAATATCTTTCTTAATAATATGAGATTGAATATCTGCAAGAATATCTACTAATACAGAGATGATTAGATAAATCATCATCATATCATGATAATTCTTTTCTTCTAACTCCATAGCATAAGAGTATACTGATTCTAGCATAAACTTACGGTTTTGAGTAAACTTCATTAAGAATTCTTCTGTAACACTATAGTCTACATCAGCATTCTCTGGATACCATAGGATTTGGTAATCCAATTTCTTTCTAGCTTCATAAATATCTATACCATAAGTTTTATACTTAAGATACTTATGATCTGGATATTGCATTAGGATAATATTAAGAATTCCTAATCCATCTAGTTCTTTGATTGTATCATTAGATAACTCATGCATATATGTAGCAGACTTATCATAATCTAAATAATCAGGGAATAGGTATTCATATTCCCTTACTGGAATACCCCATTGATCAATAGCAGGATATCCGACAAGATTTCGATAATAAGGATTTAACTCCTTATCATCCATATATGTATCAATAAACCATTGTCTTAATAATTTCGTAAGTTTAGGTCTATATTCATCTGGGATGTAGTATTCTTCTTTGAAGTTCTCATAAACCCAAAGTTCCTTCTCATCCAACCCAGCTTCTATTAATAGATCTCTAGGATATTGAATGCCTTTAAACATATCTAATTCGATATGGTTTTCGACACATGCAATATATAAAGATGCATTCCTTAGAGACTCAGTAGTTTCATATCTATCTGCTTTTGCTTGGTCTTTAATAATAGAATTAAATGCCAATAATTTCAGATTGTAGAATACTAAATCTATGAAAGGATTTTGAGTCGTCAATTTATCCTCAGAAAAAGGTAAAGACATGAGTGCTTCTCCTTTCTTAAATTCCTATAAAATTAATCTAATGTCAGAGCAGGTAGTTTTATAGGGATGCGTCCTAATTGCAGCGGACAACATACAAATAATTCCGTTAGTATTAAAAGGGAGATAAATATAATGTATACACAGACAAATGTATTTCCAAACGTATTTGTAGAAAATGCAGAGCATAATCCGCTCTTAACCTCTCCAAATTCGGAGTATGCAGTACAATTCGCATTAACTAAAGAAGGGTCTTATGACCTTGATGAATATAAAGCATTCTTAGACTCTGCTATTAGAGAATTTAGACACAGCAGAACCTATAAACACTACAAAGCATATTTGTATTCTATTGGTTTAGATTGTTGCCAATTCCATCCTAATATTACTGCTGGTAATGATGAGGGTGAAGAAATGGCATCTTTAGAGATGCACCATTGCATGCTTAATATTTATGATATTGCAATTATTATCACAGAGCATATTTTAAATACCTATGGAGCTATTACTGAGTTTGATCTATCTGATCTATTAAGATATGAGCACACTCAAAATAATATCCCTGTAGTAATGCTTTGTAAAACATGTCACCAATTATATCATCATAAATACTTATACGTTCATCCAGAGATGATCTTTGGTAAGTGGTGGTCTTTATTAGAAAGATATCCTAATGGATTAAATAGAGATATTGCTTATAAATTGATGATGTATTTAAATAACTCTCTAGATGGTAAATATAAATTTAAGGAAGAACAAGCAAGTAAGCTCTTAGAATTAAGAGATAAACTATACGATTGGTCTACTAAGCTAGAGAGGTAATTTAAACAATGGCAGAACTGTACTCTAAATATGATAATCTTAAAAATAATGCAAAAGCATTTTTTACAAATCTTTTTATCAAATTAAAAACTCTTTATCTATTCATCTTAGATAATATCAATAACCATAAAGGTATCTATATCTTATTAGCATCTATTGTTATTTATTTAATCAGTGGTGACTATGTATTCCCATTTATATGGGCTACAGTACTATACCTACTAACTTTAGCATATGATTATTTAAATTACAAAAAAGAAAAAGAAATGATTGAATTAGTAGAATTCGATCAGTTCAAAGAACTAGATAAAGTATTAGATAAATATATAGAAGAATGTTATAATAGAGATGTAGGTTTCTTTAATCCTACTGCAGTTTCTGACTATATTTCCGAAAATGAACAAATCAGATTAATGAAGGAATTAAAAGATAGTGTTGCTTCAAATATGTCTGAAGTGTTTAGAAATAAACTAGAGCTTTATTATGGTAAATATAGAGTACCTAATATACTTTCTACAAAGTGTTTTATCTTTATTACTCTTATGGCCGCTGGTAATAATAAAGCTATCTATAGTAATCCAAATATCAAAATTGATAAAAAATAAAGGCTATGGGATTAAGTTCCCATAGCCTCATCTTTTTGAGAAATATTCAGTCATAAATATTCTATATAAGATTCTTAATATATCCGCATTATGAGATATATCTACAAACTCAATACCAATACTGTTTATAGCATCAGAGTAATATGTATGATATCCACTATTTACTATCTTAAACATACTACGATTATTAAGCTCTCTATAAAATTCTCTATCTAATAATCTATGAGTATAATTATAATAGAAATCCTTTATCATTAGGATACAATTCTCTACAGTATCAGTTTGAGCTGTATATGCTAATGCTAATAAGAATTGCATAAAGTGTTCTTTATGTTTTATAGGAACTTGTTTCCCAGCACCTTTTAATCTAAAGTTTTCTATAGCTCCATTACAGTAATATAGAAAGTCTATATATTGTAATCTATAAAAACTACTATACTCATTCTTTAGTTTAAATTCTAGATTATCAGATATTCTTGTATATGGTACTAGAGTATCTATTGTAGTTATAGAGTCCTTATCTATATACAATACATTATCAGGATTGAGCTCATTTATTTCAAAGAATCTTCTTCTAGCATCTTTAAAGCAATTAGATAATCCCTTAGATAATTCAGGATTATCTCTTTGCATAAGACCAACTGTTATCTCTCTTTGTTCTCTCGGCATATTAAATATTTCATCATATCTTTTCTTAGATATAAATCCATATTCTAATAAGAGACTTATATTAGCTTTGGATAGATCATACTCTCTCAGATGTTTATTTATAAGCCATTCATAAGGAGCTACATATCTATCCTTTTCCCATATAGCCATAGTACTCCTTAGATATAGAACTCAGATTCTTGTAATAACTGATGAGGATCACAATATCTTCCCATTCTTTTCACATCATCTATATAGTTTAGATATCCACCTTCTGTAATAAAAGTAGACGTAGCAAATGGGTCAATATCATCTATATCATTTATCAAGAAACTTTGTAAAGAATATCTTTCTTGTATAAATTTAATAAGAGAATCTACTATAGCTTCTACCATTGGATGAGAATGGTTTGTTACTACAATAACTGTTTCTGTATTTTCTACCATACTAAGAACTCTCATTAGATCAATGAATGATGGTTCATTATACAATAGCTGATATGCATAAGCTTTATCAAATTGAACCGTATAGTTATCATCACGAAATGAGTTTGCATAAGATAGATTTTGCATTATATTTGGAAGAGGTTTTAAACCTTCTAATCTATATCCAAAATCCAACATAGAATAGAAATTAAATACTGGAGCATTTTCTGCTCTTGCTTTATCTTTTACATACTCTAATAATCTCATATCATTGATATTAATAAATTGAAGTTTCAATATAATCACATCCTTTCTTCTTCATAGTTATAGTATATGATTATATCATCTATTATCTAAGAATAAGAATGTGAAACTATTGCTCTTATTTAGTGCAACACTTCTATCAATATCATCTTGTGTAGGAAGAAGCTTTCCTGTAAATGGTCCACCTTTATATTGTTGAGTTACCATATAATATGTAGGATATTTATCTAATACAACATCTTCATCGTCTGAAGTATCATTCTTAGAAATAACTTCTTGTTTTATAGAATACTCAAGAGGTTCTAACTCTTCTACTACTTCTTCTTTTTCTACTGGTTTTTGTTTATTATCTAATAGAGCTTTAGCAATAAAGAATGCTTGTACTTCTCCATACATATCTTGATAAGCACCAGCTTTAATAGAATGCAATTCTTTAGTAGTGATTCTATTATTAGTATTCTCTATTTTAAACCATCCCATATCAGTAAATTCACTTAATATTAAACGTCTAGCATATTCTAATTCTTCTTCTGTTCTTACAATTGGCATGATATCCTCCTTTATGATAAAAAAGAAAGAGAACTCGTTATGAGTTCTCTTTGTTCTTTTTTATTGATTACCAAATTTAGATTGAGATTCAAAGATCTTATCATTGATACTTTGTTCTAGATCTTTATTTAGTTTATCATTGATCTGGATGATAGGAGATTTCATAGTATAGTTGGATGCAATCTCTGCTCTAAGTTGAGCTATATAGTTACACACTATTCTATATCCATCTTCTAATCCAGATGGTTGATAATTTATATCTGATAGTAGAATACTACAAGATACATCTGTTGGCATAGCATCTTGTGGAAGCATGCTAACGAATTCATACTTATTAATCTTACCATTAGAGAATAGTAAGTTAGAGATGATATAGTCGTATTGAGGCATTCCGATATTATAAGCTTGATATTGTTTATATGGAGCCATTACAATACCAAAAGTATTCTTAAAGAATTCTCCTAGAGTATATAAGATATTGAACTCTACATCAGGTTCATAGTCTGTATAGATTAAGAAGTTTCTAAATCTAATACTTGGTCTATGGCCATATAAAGCTTGTAATACAGTTACTACTGTTGCTTCTCGCTCTCTATTAGATAAGTATTCATAATAAATTTGATGACCAATAGCAGCTTCTCCATCAATATAAGCAGTTACAGCTTCTGGAGGAGGAAGTAGATTAGACATGATTGCTAAGTTAGGAACATTAGCATACTTATAGGCCTCTTCTATATCTACCACTGCTATTACAGCATATCCAGATGCTAATGCATCTGGAATACTGCCAGCATCATTACAGCCATACAACACACCTTCTAAAAATCTATTAAACTGTGGTTGCGGATTATTCATTTGAGGTTGCATTGATATCACCCTTTAGATTATAACTCATCAGCTGCTGTATGAGTTTCTTCTTCATCTTCGTTGCTATCGAAGGATACGTAGTTATCTACATATTCTTTACAGATATCCATCATACGAGCTGGAGTGAATTTGTCTTTGAATTCATCTTTAAAAGCACCATACAATGCAGTTGCGATAGAAGTCTTTGCTTCCTCTTTAGAAGAATAATCATGTTCGATTTCATCAACCTTTGCATTCAAGAAGTTAAAAATAGCTTTTTCCATTGCTTTTTCTCCACCTTCGTTATCAGATTCTTTTTCAACAACAGCCTCTTTAGCAGCTGGATAAATAACACATTCGAATACAGGACTAGTAAAGTTCTTTACTGTCACATCAAAGCATTCATTATTTCTATTGTCTACGGTCTTGGCAATATTTACTTCCAAGCCATCTGTAGTACCACTAATAGTTTTAATATCATCTTTAATCATCTCAGTGATTTCATTATCAAGTTTTCTAATAGCAGTATCTACATCAACGTCAGGAACGAATTTCTTATCGAATGTATTGATTACAGTGTCTTTAAGAGCTTCTGCTAGTTGTCTTTCTTTAAGAGTATCTACAAGAGAAGATCCAATAATACCAGTGATTACATTTTCTGTACTAGAGCTAAGCTTAGCAGCTTCTTCCTCTTCTTTAGACATTGGTTTTACTGGGAATAGATTTTCCTTAGGAGCATTGTTTTCTTTGAATAGATTTAACTCATCTTTAGAAATAGATTCTGTGATGATATCTTCAATACTCATGCTCTTAACGTCTTCATAAGTTTTTGGAGCTGTAGGGAAAGATGGCTGAGGATTTGTTTCCTCCTTCTCAGCCTCTTCGATCTTTTTAATCAATTCTTCCTTTTCGTCTTCTAAAGGTTTTGGTTCTTTAGTTTCAAACTCTCCACCATCGTAGCTATAATTAGCTTCATCTACAGGAGCTTCAGACTTTGGGTCTTCTTTCACTTCTTCCTTTTCTTCAGTTTCTCTTTCAGGAAGAACATAATCTGGATTCATTGGATTGTAAACTGTACCAATGATAGATGCCAATCTTACAGCATCTTCAGAACCATATTTCTCTTCCATTTTCTTTAAGAAGAAGATAATATCATTCTTTAAGTTTTTAGGATAGAAGATCAAGTTATCCGTAAACAATGGTTGGTCAGTAAAGTTTGGATATCTTTTCTTATTACCATGATTATGGTTATCTTGTGGAGCTTCGTTATCTTCTATCTTACGCTTTACCGTATATTTTGGAACTCTAGGTTCGTCGAATTTAAGTTTAGGCTCTTGGTTGTATTCTTTCTTACCACCAAGTTTTGTTTTAGGATCTACAATAGTATCCGTTTCTTTGTAACATCTTTTAACGATTTGATCACCGCGTTTAATTACTACTTTGAAGTTTGTGTCTAATAATGCCATTTCATTGTCCCTCTTTCTGTCAATTCTTTCTAATACATCTTTAGCATCAATTCTTCTTGCTAAATACTTAGCAGTATATCTAGTACCACATTTGGTACAGATAATCTCAGACATACCTTTATTATAATCATAATCAAGGTATCCGTCACAGTATATTCCAGTATGAATATCTCTATGACTACATCTTAGCTTTGCCCAATCTAATTCAAATACGTATGGATAATCTAGGATAACAGGACCAAAGCCGAATCTTATACCCCAGTTCTTATAGAAGTTTCCTCCTATATCTTCCA